CCAATCCGCGACAGAGGCAACGTCTGCCGTGGCTGGGACCAAGCCTACCGCGATCGGGATCACTTGCTGGCATGTATCAACCTCACAACGGCGAACGAATGGCAGGGTATCAAGCCGAGCCACGTAGACCCAAGGGCCAAGCCGGATAAACCGAAGGTCGACCCCTACGCGAACCTGAGGAAATACTAATGACCGAAAAAACCGCTCGATGCATCAAGGACGAAGAAAACCTAATCGGGGCTCTGATTGTCAAGCCTGAGGCGATTTATATCGCCCAAGAGTACGTGACGGCTACCGACTTTGTTTCGATCGGTTTTTCGCAAGTGTTCTTCGCGATTCAGGCCTTGCTAAAAAAAGCAGTACCGCTCAACGCTACGAACATCGCAGCGGAACTAGACCGAATCAAGGTGTTAGACCTCGTAGGGGGCGTTTCTAGGCTCGTCGAGCTTATGGCCGAAGGGATGCCTCACCACGTTCAGTACTATGCCGAGCAAGTCGCTAAGGCGTCTCAGAGGCGAAAGCTTCGGCGCGTTATTGACGATCTAGCGAAGCAATGCGAGGGCGATGAATTCGACCCGGTTGAGTTTGCAGGCGAAATGTCGGCGGCGTCTACGATTATCGACGGGGCAGGCGTCGAGCAAAAGCGGCTAGGCTTGGTGCTTGATGAATTCTTGGAGCAATGCGAAGAGAATCGGCAGTCTAAAGCAACTTCGGTTTTTGCAACTGGGATTGAAAGGCTCGATGAATCGCTATTTGGTGGATTGCCAGCGGGGTACATTACCATCGGGGCGCGGCCGTCGATCGGTAAATCGGCAGTAGGAGCAGAAATTGCATTGAGGCCAGCAAGGGACCGAAACGAGCCGACGCTATTCGTCAGTCTTGAAATGAGCTTTCGGCAGTTCGCATTGCGTTTCATGCTCAGGGGTACAAGCCTCAAGGCTAGCGACATCAACCAATCGACCTACACGGATGCCCAGCTAAACGAAATGCTTGAGGTTGCAGCGGACCACCATTTATGTCCGATGGAGTTTTGGCATAAACCAGGGGCTACCATCGCGGCTATTGAATCCAGGATTAGAACTGACATTGCTCGAAGAGGATGCAAGCTAGTTGTGATTGATTATATTCAGCTAATCAAAGCCCCAAGGGAAATCAGCGACCGGCGGCTACAGGTCTCGCATGTGTCCAATGAGATTTGCAGAATGAGCAAGCAGTTAAATATACCGATTGTTGTATTGGCTCAGGTCGGCAGGGCGGCAGAGGGTGAAGCCCCAACGCTATCGCACTTAAAGGAATCCGGTTCGATCGAAGAGGATTCGGATATCGTAATGCTTTTGCATCGGGAGGATCGAGCGGCGGAAAAAATGGATGTTTACATAGCCAAGTTTCGCGATGGCGAAATGAGCAAGACGGAATTAAGTATGCGGCGCGGTGCTGTGTACTCGACCGGGGACCGGGAATTTAAGGTTGGATCGGAGTTGACTAATTACAATGGAGGATTCTAGCGTGAATTACTTAGTGCTTGATTTGGATACAGGGCGAATGGATGGGTGGTACGGATCGCAAAAGTCAGCGGAATGGTGCTGCGAAACAAGAAAGAAACGTGTTGGCGGCAGGTGGATTGTTGTCCAGCTAGCAAGCGACCAAGGCGAACAGATCAGGCTTACGCCAGAGCTTACTAGGCTCGATGATATGGAACTGGATTTACGATGACCGACGACGAAAAGACCCGCAACCTCCGGGACAAAGTGTACCGGTTGGAAATGCGGGTGAAGTTACTACAAGCAAGAAACAAGGAGCTTAGGAAATGGATCACGAAATTGACAAACAAGACCCACGAAGCAAGGAGGGCGGGCAAGTGAGCTACGCAAAAGGCGATGTCGTTTGGGTGCGGGCTACGGTGGTACACAATAGCCCATCGAGCCTATACATGGAGCTAGACTGCAATTGCCAAGAGGTCATTGCGATTAAGTCGGACTGCCGACCCGAAGCGGAGATGATCGACGGAACCGAATTGGTTGCGAAGTACAGCAAAGGAATTGAGGTGCAAGGTGAGTAGCTACAAAGTAGGCGATAAGGTTTGGGTTCGGGCCACAGTCGGAAACGCCGACGCAGATAGACCTGGGTGGTTCAATTTTTGGTTCACTGGCAGCAATGGGTTATATCTTCCGTCAAGCGACTGCCGACCTGCCAATCAAGACCATGATGATCATCCCGTCGAATTCAAGGTTGGAGACAGGGTTGTTTCGTGGTCTGGGCGTCAAGGCGTTGTCGAGGCGATCAACGAAATCGAAGGATTTCCGATAACTGTAAGGCATTCGGTGCGCGAACAGGTTTCGTACAAGCTCGGCGGCGTCAAGCATGATGATCATCCCGTCGAGCCTGAATCCAACTGTCCGGAAATCCCGGATAGTTCGAGCGAGCCCCTAGCCCCTAGCCCTTGCATGGATGGCGTGAATGTCGATCAGTTTGTCGAGGGCATCATGGAGGCAAGGGGGCGAACTAGCGACCCCATCAACCCTAGCCACTACAAGCAAGGCGGCATTGAGTGTATCGAGGCTATCAAGGCGGCAACGGGCGATGGCTTTATCGGCTACGTTTGGGGCAACGTCATAAAGTACCTTTGGCGATGGCCAAAAAAGGGCGGCGTCGATGATTTGAAAAAGGCTCGATGGTATTTGGATCGATTGATTCAGGAGGTGGGCGAATGAAACGCAAAGAATTTATTGAGTACCTTGAGGAGCTTCGGCTTGAGGCAATAACCCGAATGAATAAGATAATACCAACTGGTGACGCAGATTCAGCTAACTACCAGCTAGGTAAATCCGTTGCCTATCGTACCGCGATTGAAAAACTTAAAGAAAAAAAGGAAAGTGAAGTGGGCGAATGAAACTCAGGCAAGCAAGGAAAATCTGTCGGCGTGCAATATTTGGCCGGAAGGCGGATGATTATCGCAACCGCATTAAACAAACGACATACGCCAAGGCCCTTGATCGCAACTATCAAATTGTTCGGGCGGTTATTAGAGCCGACCGCAAGCGACGAAAGGAGGCGGGCGAATGAGCGACAAGGCAACACAAAATTTCGGCAATACGATTAGGCTCACATCCCCGAGGATCAACCTCGGTGAGCCTCAAGAAATTAAGGTCACCTACGAGTGGCAACCTAACCCGATTTTCTATGTCGGTTTTAAGGTGCGAATCGATGGCGTTTTGTGCGAGGTTTGTTCGGTTGAAAAAGATAGGGCGGTTAGTTTTCAAAGGATTAAGGAGTCTGGAAATTGATATACCTAGGCATTGACCCCGGGCCGGTCGAAAGTGCGTTTGTTTGGTGGGATGCCGAAGCGGAAAAGGTTATCGGGCTACAATCGATTCCGGTGTTCAAGCTTGGATCGTTTGAGATCGGTCCGCTACTCAAGGGTGTCGATCACGTTTCCATCGAGTGGATTGAGTGTTTCGGAATGGCGGTAGGTCAAGAGACGTTTCGGACGGTGGCGGGCATTGGTTGGTTTGCATCGCTCTTGTACGATGGCAGTTGGAACTTGCGCCTTGTCCCCCGTCGATCGGTTAAGATGCACTTATGCAACTCGATGAGAGCCAAGGATGCCAACGTCCGGCAGGCCCTTATCGATCGTTTCGGCAAGGTCGGAACTAAGAAACAACCGGGCAAGCTTTACGGCGTAGCGACTCACTACTGGGCGGCTCTCGGCGTGGCGGTTTACTCGGCGGATGTATTTGACCCGGGGCAGTTTTGGATCGAGGATTTACGGAACAAGGCAGGCAAATGAGCAAACCCTACCAATCCTGCCTTTGGGCCACTCGATCCGTAACAGTGCTTTTCTTTTGGGGCGACCTAGCGTCGCTCAGGTGCACTTGGATTATCCTTGATGTTTTGCACGACCTAGCGTTAATGTGCTGCCCGGCGGCGTTTTTGTTTTGCCTAATGGGGATTTGGTGTACTTGGTTCCCAGTCGATGAAAATTCCGTCCGGTGATTGTCAAGCCCCTTGACGGTGGATAAGATGTT